TGTGGGGGGACATATGTATTGTGAAAGAGTGGGATGCGGGAACACATCCACTAGCATGGGATACGATCTACTGAAACCCATGTATAGCGTGGGTTTTGAGAGGTTCGCTTGTATTTGATATGGAATAACCTGAAAAATCTTCAGACGAGTAGTTTTCGCGTTTAAAGTGTGTTTTTAGGTATGTTTAGTAGTTATTTAATTACTGCTGACTGATGTAATTATTTGAAACAGATGCTTGAAGAAGTTTGGCGCTCGGGTGCTGCGTTGGTCTTCTGGCAGCTCTCTAAAGATGTCGATGCAGCCTTTTATGTATCTTGCTTTTCTGTGTGGCGGTAGTTTTTTGCCGCTTTCTTCCAGTACTTTCTCTGCTATTTCAACCGCTGACTCTATTAATTGACCCAGCACGTGGTCTTTAAACATTGCTCTTAGCTGTTCTATTTCAGTTTCTTTAACTTCTTGTTTTTCTTCAAATTTTATCGTTGTTGCCAGCCTTCTAGCGGCTTCGTTTTTGCCGCTTGCAAGACGCAGCTGGAGCAGCTCGTTGAAGCTTGCCCCGGTCTTTTCTGCAAACATCGCCAAGTAATCTACGTCGGGCAATGCTTTTCCTAGTTCATAATTAGAAAGAGTGGCGTTACTCACATCTAAATTACTACACGCTTCTTTAATTGAGCCAATGCCAGAGTTATTACGCCAGTCACGCAATACATCACCTAATTTTTTACATGACACTTTATTTCACCTCGAAACTGTCATGTAAAAAAGCACATGACACTTAATTAAGTCGTTGATACATATATATATATAAGTATTTGCATACATATCTAGATATTATTTAAGTGTCACGCCTATATTTTTAGTTGACCATCTAAAAATATAGGCGTACTATATAAACCTATGGATACAAATACACAACCAAAAAAAGCCAATCTAAACGAAGACTGGCACCCCGCCGACATCGTCGCAGGTGTGCGTAAAGCTGGCACTACACTGCGTAAACTGTCATTTAATAGTGGTTATTCTGTGCATACCGTTAAAAGCGCAATCCAAAGACCTTACCCAAAAATGGAAAGGATTATTGCTGACTGCATTGGGGTAAAACCCGAGGACATCTGGCCTAGCCGTTATGACCACCGCCGCCCCTTACGTGGGATTGGTGGTGCGCCATCACATAAACGTAATCGAGCCGTTAATAAGTCAACTAATAATAACAGTTTAAAAAAAGCAATCAATGTAAAAGATGGGGCGGCTGAATAGACAATGGCTGCCCGGATTCGCGACACCTTAACTCTGGATATGTTTGATATCCCCCATGCAGACGCACCCAATGCGGGCAATCTGGATATGGACATACCGTTACGTGATGCATTAAGTGACGCATTAAAACATTGCGACCACGACCGCTGGCAAGTGGCTGCTGAAATGAGCCGGTTAACGGGCCGTGAAATATCCAAACACATGCTGGATGCCTATACCGCTGAGAGTCGCGCTGACCATAACTTTCCATTTCGGTATGCCGCTGCTTTTGAGGTAGCAACCGGTTCGTTTTGTTTGACGCATTTGCTGGCAAAAGTACGAGGTTGTGAGGTACTTGTGGGTGATGAAGCCCTATTTGCCGAACTGGGTCGGGTGGAGCAAATGGAAGCCGAATTAAAGCAACAAAAAATTGCCCTTAAACGCTATCTGGAGAAACGTAAATGAGAAAAATCGACCGCTTTATTCTACCAGTAAATGATTTATATCATGAGTTTATTGTTTCGTTTCAAGAAGGAGCGCGGGGTGCGGGGGATGATATGCAATACACAGAGTGCCCGCATGGCTTGCCTGATAATCCTAAGTGGCACCAAGGCCATTTATTACGCCTTGATGAACCTGGAAAAGCTGGCTGGTTATTAGGCTGGTGGGCACACGATTATATATGTTCAGGCCTGTATGGACACGAATACGGAGATGCAGTTAACCATGCAGGAGAAATGGCATATTTTTTATGGGTAGGAGCTAAATTTAAACATATGGACGAGATAAAAAACGATCAGACAACAAGGAAAGATTATGAGTGAACTACGTCTTTACAGTGTTGTTGATATTGTTGATGCGCTTGGTATTAAACGACAAAATGCTTATATCCGCGCAACAAAAGGCCGCAAAGCCACAAAAACCAGACCAGCCGAACCCCCCTGGCAAGTCCACAGCACCGAAAAACGCCGTGGTGGAAGTGTCAAACTCTACCTCTACGACGCCCTGCCAAAAGACGTGCAACAAGCCATCGATCACTGGATAGAGGAGAAGGCTTTTCAAAAAGAGCTTGCCAAAATCAACGCACAGGCCGAACAGGCTGAAGCCGACGCGTTAGCGCGTTCAATAGATGTGACGTTTGCCCAAAAACAGAAGGAAATAAAGAAAAATGAGGCTGACCTACGGCGGCACAAACAGGAGTGTAGCGCTAAGTTTAATCGTTTACCCAAAGATGACAATAAACGCAAACGGGCATACGCCAGAAAACACATGCTGTTTGGTAGTTTTGCGTTGACTCGAGAGCAAAGGATGTCGCAAAACGCAGCGTGGGAAATTTATTGTGAGCGCGTTAATAATGGCCAGATAACGCTGCCTGAAGCAGTTTCATCCTACATACCCTGGCGTTATGGCATGCAGACGCTATTCGTTGGCACCTTGAGAAACTGGAAGTACAAATATGATGACCACGGCATCTGGGGGCTGGCTGATGGTCACGGTAAGAACAAAGGAAAAACAAAAATATCGAAGACCCCTGGCTTATTCCGCATTGTAATGGGCGCGCTGGTTAAGTTTCCGCAAGTTACTGGCAGAGCGATTAAAGAGTTCTTAGGTGCAGAACACCCTAATTTAAACATAGTGAGTGAGCGCCGAATCACCGCCTTTTTAACCGATTGGAAGAAAGACAACGCCCAGTTATGGGCTATGGTGAGTAGCCCTGACAAATGGAAAAACGTGTATATGTCTGCAGCCGGGTCGCATTTTGACGGCATCGAACGGCTTAACCAGTTGTGGGAACTGGACAGCACCCCTGGTGATTGGTTGCTAACAGACGGGCGGCACTCAGTCGTGGGCGTGATTGACATGTTTAGTCGTCGTCTGAAGTTTTACGTATCAAAAACATCAACCGCAATGGCCGTGTGCCAAGTGTTTAGACGCGCACTGCTCGACTGGGGTGTGCCTGAAATGGTACGAACCGACAACGGTAAAGATTATGTGTCGGAGCAGTTCTGTCTGGCATTAAATGAGCTTGAAATAAAACAACAGGTTTGCATCCCGTTTGCATCCGAGGAAAAAGGCACTATAGAGCGCGCTATGCGTACCATGAGCCACGGTATTTTGAACTTACTGCCGGGCTTTATCGGGCATAACGTGGGTGATCGCAAAGTTATTGAGGCTCGCAAAAGTTTTAGCGAACGCATTATGAAAAAAGGCGAGGTGGTGGAAGTTTCCATGAGCTCAGAACAATTACAAGAAATACTGGATAAATGGACAGACCATTATTACGAAAGGAGTGAGCACCGTGGTCTTGAGGGGCTGTCGCCGTTTGAAAAAGCCCTGTCGTACACAGGCGTAACCAATGTTATACATCATATGGGTGCGCTGGACATGCTCTTATGTGAGTACGCCAAAAAGCGCAGCATCGTCAAAAAAGGCATACGCTTTAATCGGCACAATTATTTCAATGAAGACTTTGCAACCCATATCGGCAAAAAAGCCACTCTAAAGTACGACGAACAGGATATTGGGCGGCTGTACGCTTATGTAGAAGGCGAATATATCGGCGTTATGGTTTGTCATCAACTGCTTGGTATATCACGCCAGGAAGCGGCCATTGCAGCAAAAGTGGCACAAAAGAAACGTATGAGCGAGCTATCCAAAGAACTCAAAGTAAACAAGCAATACGTGGTGGAAAACATTGCCGAAGTGGTGCTTAACCACCGTATAGAACAGTCGTCGAAAATCACCGCATTCCCAGCAAAAACCCAAATCTACACCACGCCCGCGCTTGAGCAGGCGCAAATAGCGGCTGAAGACAGCACAGACGTAATTCAAGGTAATTTTCCGTTACAAAAAAAGGAAGATGAAGTGGACGAGCTACTGGGCAACTTCGACACTTTTATGGATGCCGCATGGGCGAATCGCCCCAAACCGCTACTGGAATAACACATATAAAAAAGCACTAACGGGCAGCCACCCGTTAGTACCGATGAATGGTCAAAAGACCAAAACAGCAAAGGAAGTATAACAGATGAAAGCAGCAGACATTATACATATAGATAAAACCCAGCCTGGTGAAATGCCCGGGAATCACACAGAACAATTGCTAGACAAGGTTAAGCGTGAGATAGCCGATTACAGCCTGACTCAAGGTGAAGTGTCTAAAGAAGCCGGGTTGTCTAAAACCAGCACCGGCAGCAAGCTTAACCAGTGGCTACAAGGCAAATACCCTGGAGACAATAGCAAGCTGGAAGTCAAGTTAGAGCGCTGGTTATTGTCCCGTGCCGACCGTCGCAGCATTACCAACACCTTACCCAGCGCACCTGAGTGGTTTGATGGCACCACAAGTAAAAAAGTGCTTAATACCCTGCGTTTTACACAGATGGAGGGTGGTTTCAGCTACATCATCGGTGGTGCCGGGCTAAGCAAAACCAGCTCTGCAAAACATCACGCAAAACACCACCCCAATGTATGGCTAGCCACCATGAGTCCTACCAGCTCTTCAGTGGGTGGCTTTTTACGTCGCATCATCCGCACCCTGGGTATAACCGGCATCATCAGCCGTAATGATGACCTTGAACACGTCATCATCGAACGGCTCAGCGACACCAGCGGGTTATTAATTATTGATGAGGCACAGCACTTAAACCACAGCGCCCTGCACAGCGTGCAGTACATACAGGATGCCACCGAAACCGGTATTGCCCTGATGGGTAATGAAATCATCTACACCCAGCTTACAGGCGGCAGACGTGCGGCTGAATTTGCACAGTTATTCAGTCGCATAGGTAAAGGCTTGCGTTTAAATAAAGCTAGTGCTGGCGACATCCGCGCCCTGGCAAACGCCTGGCAGATAGAGGGCAAAGAAGAACTTCATCTGCTTAGCGAAATAGCCAAACGCCCCGGTGCACTACGCGGTGTCACCAGAACGCTCAGGCTGGCATCTATGTTTAGCCAGGGGCTGGAAATCAAAGTACAGCACATAAGAGCCGCATGGAAAGATCTGGGCGGTGAGGTTTAAAGCCATGTTTAATAATATTAAAAATTTATTTAAAGAACAAAACAGGAACTTCCTGCGCGACAGCACTGATATCTACCAGGCAGTGCAAACCCTGTCAGACATGGGCTGCGAGGTGGAGAAAATCATCTGCAAAAAACACCGCACACCGCGTATATGGCTAAAACATACCGGGCACTGCAACAAGCTTGATGGTGCGGCCAAAATCCGTGGTAGTGATGAGAGTGGTCGCTATCGCATTATCGCCAGCAGTTTAAATCAATGCGAAATCAACTGGATAGTAAGAGGTGCAGCATGAGCACATTAACAGTTTTATTAATCATCTGGTTTGGACTGGCTATCTGTTCTGCCTGGTTAATTTACCAGGCAGAACAGAAAACACTTGACGACATAGAAAAAGACGAACGCCAGAAGCATCACTGCTAATACATATATAGAGAGTAAAACAACCATGAACACACCATTATTACAGATAGAACAAGCCACTAAAATTTACGCCGATGCTCGTGAGATATTAACTGAGAGGGTAAGTAATTTAAAAACGGATGTTGAACAGCTGCAGCGCGAACATTTACGAGGTATCCGCTCTGCGGTGCGTACTGTCGGTAACGCACATGGCAGGCTTAGCGGCCTGATCGAAACCCATCCTGACCTGTTCAACAAACCGCGCACCAAAATAATCAGCGGTGTCCGTGTTGGCATCAACAAAGGCAAAGGCGTTATTGTAGTTAATGACCAGGATAAAACCTGCCAGCTCATTGCGAAAAAATTACCAGAGCAATTTGACGCACTGGTAAAACAAAGCCAGACCCCAATTAAAGCCGCACTAACCAACCTGAGCGCGACCGAATTACGTCAAATAGGCGTGACCGTAGAGCAAACCGGCGATCAGGTAGTGATAAAAACCACCGACTCAACAGTGGACAAATACGTCACAGCGTTGTTAAAAGAAGCGGAAAAAATAGAGTCTGAAGCAGAAGTCGCCTGAGAACCTGGCCAGGAGAGAGACATGAGTTTAAATACATTAGAGATAGCAATCATAGAAGCCGCTGCCGAATCGCTGGACACCCATACCAGCGCCATGGCAGCCAGCAAAAACAACAAAAAAGACAAGCTAGCAGATAAAACCCTGGTTATGGAGCTTTACAGCATAGCAGAGCGTCACACATTAAAAATGAGCGACATCCTGAGTCATGAAAACTAACCACCAGGCACTGGCAAAAATCCACATAGCCAAAAAACAGCTAAAGCTCGATGACGATACCTATCGGCAAATGCTGTGGACTGTTTGCCAGGTACGTTCTGCCAAAGACCTTGACGGGCGTGGGCTAGACGCCTTTATAAAGCATTTAAAAAGCAAAGGTGCGGTATTTAAACGCAAAAAACGTCCGACACCAGCGCAGAGCAAACGTAAACAGATAGCCAAAATCAACGCCATGTTAATCGCCGATGGAAAAAGAGAAGAATATGGCGATGGCATCGCAAAACACATGTTTAATGTCGAACGCTTTGAATGGTGCACCTCAGAACAACTGAGCAAAATTATTGCCGCCATTGTCTACGACCAGAAAAAACGTGGCGTGAATACAGGAGGCCATCAGTGATAAAAAGATGCGCAAAGCACAGCATTGATGTCGGCCTGGAGGCATTGATAAAACATAAAAAATCCGGTCAACAACTAACCCGTGCAGTTATAGCCGAAGTATGCGGCTGCAGCAGTACTGTTATTATGCAAATAGAGCAACGCGCAATACGAAAACTGCAACACAACCCCTTGCTACACGATTATTTTAACCAGCAATGAAACACGAAAACGCCCCGGACCTTAACGACCAGCAAGCCATTAACGCGCATGTTGTGTACTTATACCACAGTGCCAAAAACAGCCTGGGCGTATTTGCCGACAGCCTCAGTGATGAGCAGAAAAACACCGCCAGAGCGTGGCTTAAACAGCATTTAACCAGTAAAAAAAGTACCTTACTCGCAGTAAAGCAGCATAAAAAATGATAGACCTCAGCGAAAAATACAACGACCACCTGCCACCGAGCATCAAAGAATTAATTGACGTGGTTGGCGTTAGCGCAACACAAGCAATCGTGCAGGAACGCGGCGGCATCAGCCTGTGTGTACCTGGTGAGGTCACACAACAGCACTGGTTGCATAACGCCATCGGTGAAGCCGCCTTTGAAAAACTGGTCGCCACCTATAAAAACGAAGAAATATGGATAGCAAGATGCCACAAAGCCCTGCACCTGGCAAAAATAGACGCCATAAAACAGGCAAAAGCCAGCGGCAGCAGCACCTTTGATCTTGCCAGGCATTATAAATGCAGTGACCGATACATACGGATGATCGTTGCCAGTAATGGCGACAGCCATTTACAGCAAGACTTATTTGGCTAATGACCTGTGGAGACAATAATGAGCATAACAGAAATAGAAAAACAACGACTGAGCCTGCTCAACCTGCTGTATGACGCTTTAGATAACCAGCCGCCGCACAAACTGTGAGTGTGGCACAACGTATCCAGCGGTCTGGGTGATTTTATTGTTATATTTTTTATTAATTATAGAGGAAAAAACCATGTCTACAGAAAAATACGCTGTTGTTGAGTTATACCAAGGTGAATATCACCAAGGATTTAAGTCCCGCGAAGAAGCTGAAAAATATGTGCATAAACGTCTTGATGAAATACAGATGCCGCTAGAGCAAAATTACGGATTTCGTGTAGTGCTTGTACTTAACGAATGGGACAGTCAAGACTTGTTGCCAAATGAGCGTTATTGAGAATATAACGCTTTGAATAACCAGCCGCTGCACGGCCTGCTTGATTGGCACGGCGTATCCAACGGTCTGTGTTTATTTTATTATTATGTGTATGGTTAATTATTTAGGTAAAAAAATGAAAACTCTAACAGTAGACGCAAAAGCATTAAGAGATGTTTTGATCGCATTAAATGAATCGGAACATTACATCAAAGAACTAGTGGTAATTGATGAATTACCTGGTGATGAAGGCTCAATAAGTAAATTAACCAGGCAATACAATGAAGCAATTGAACTGTATAAAGCAAACACTAAAAACACATAACGCCCAATTAAACGGCGTAGCGTAGCGGAGTCCGATTTAAATTGATTGTTATATTTTTAATTAGGTGAAAAGATGAAATTATTTACAGATGAAGAAATTGAGAGTTTCTATACAGATACGATTGGCGGATTTTATTTAAAAGAATGTGCAAATAATTCCGGTGGTGATGCAAAAGAATTTTATGAAAATCAGTTAAAGGAATTTAATGCTGGTTTTAAGTGCTGCATGGAAAAAGTTAATACTAAGTAATATAACGATTTTTAATAAGCCGCACGTTTTTTGTGTCGGATTAATTTACTTGTTAGTGTGATTTGTTTTGATTTAGGGCTTGACCTTTATATGATTATTAGCTATACTATATTCAGAGGTTGAGGAAAAGCCAATACCCAAAAAGAGGAAAATATTATGCTTACACAAAGATACAGACAAATGTACGAAAATGGCGAGATTTCGCTACAACTAGCTGAAGAATACAGTGCTGAAATATTAGAGCTACTCGATGAAGATGCACAGCAAAAAGCGAAATGGCGTAGTAAAAAAGTATCTGATTTCGAGATTGAAATGAAACGGTGCAAAGTATCCCAAAACGACATTTTAAGAGTTATACACTGCTACAGAACGGGCAGGGTGATGACTAAAAGAACAAAAAATGTTCTTGAAAAAGTTACTAATTTATTTAATAGTTTTTTCAGAAGTTGTAAAAATGGTAGTTGTTTTTCATGGAAAGAATACTTTGATATTTATGAGATTGAACTTTGAGTAATGCAGGCGGAAAAAGAGAGGGAGCCGGGCGAAAGCCTAGCGACCCTCGCTTAGTTAAAATACCAGTTGGGTACAAGCTACCGCACTGGCTCGTCGAGTGGATACGTGCACAGGATGAATCAGCAGCGGTATTAATTGAGGACGCACTGTGCAGGCGGCACAAGCTGAAACCGCCGAAGTGAACACTAACGACTGAATTAACCGGAGAACGGAATGAGTAACGAATACGAGCAGCCACACGTACATGAGCATGTGGCAACAAAAACAGAAGCAAGCAGCGGAGTTAGTGAGTCCGCGTTAAATGACTTGTTATGCCTTGATGATCTTGATGCGA